ATTGCTTTCGCAACAGAACACCGCAGATTAGTGCAACTGTAATTGTCGGCGCATATTGCACAATTGTAAGGACGCCTTTAGCAATCTTCGGATGCTTGGCGCCGAACTTCAGGCAGAATGTTCCGACAGACTTACCGATTTTCTTGCTTACCTTGGAGATCTTCTCTGTGATAGCCGCTTTCTTCTCGGCTTTTGCAACGGCTTTGGTTTCTTCACTATTCTCAGTGATTTCCCGGCCTTCTACACTCTCCGTGTTCTCAACTGCACCCTCATCAAGGATAATTTCGATCGGCTTATGCGCTTCCTTGACGCGCTTGTAAATATAAATCGCTGCTCCGATCAAGCCAACGATTCCCACGCCTCCTACAAAGATTTTGCCGGTGCTCATGTTTTCGTTCATTTTTGTTTCTCCTTTCATTTTTAAAAAAAATATAAGAAGAGCTCTCAACTCTTCCATTATACAAGCTGTAAAATTTACGAGCAAAACAGAAGGACGCTGTACTAAGCGCCCACTCCGTACTCTTCATTCAATAATCTCTGTGCTTCGTCGTATGACTCCACTTCAAAGAGATCTTGACCATTCTTACGGTTGTACACTTTCACAACGTCCTTGCCGGGTTCTGAGATTCCATACTTAAAGATATCATTCGGTTGCGGCGATTTTGGTTTCTGTCTCTGCTTACGCTTAGCTTCTGCCTTAGCTTTAAGCAGCCAGTCACCATATCGCCATCTCTGCGAATTAGTCATGTGAATCCCTCCTTCTATCATAAAGGCTGCAATCGTTTCGAGAAAAAAAAAGAGAACGCCTGTAATTTCAGACGTCCTCTCTTCTTTGACAGATCTTAATGAATGATTACTTCTGCTTCGACTACGTTATCGATGTTCAATGCCTTTCCTAGATCAACAGTGTCTTTGAGTTTCATGAGCATTTGTACTAATCCATTTAATTTTGCTCTCTCCTCATCCGACATCTTATTGAGTTCGGTTGACAACGCTTCGATTGTATCCAATTCGTTTCACCTCCTTATAATTCTGTCATTATAGGAAGTGTAAATATTACGAATAGTAATTGTTGACGTGGTTACACGGCCATTTTTACGAATCAAATATCATAGTTTCCACAATACGAAAAGGATGATCCCTGCGATGATCAGCAGAATAAATGTGTTTTCTGTCATTGCGGTTTAGCCTTCTTCTCAGGGCGATCTTGCCTAGGCTCGAATTTCCGTTCCTCACGAATATTGAACACAACAAAGGCTTCCTGGTACCCAACGGCGTTAAGTACACTCATGGTAGAAACGGAATATCCAGGGTGATCTTCGAGATACTCATTAATCTGGTCATCAAGCGGTGTATGATTAACAGTACCTACTCGATCTCTTCCAAACACAAAAGTTTTAACAGTCTGCATATTATCCCTCCATTACTAAACTAAAAATATAGATAATAAGTGTGTATCTGGTTTCTGCAAAATTGCTCGATGCAACGGTATTCTCAATCTGAAGCTCGAAGTTAACGGTGGTATTATCGTCATCGTATTGAGCGATCATTGAATTAACCGCATCTTGAGCCTCCTTAGCATTCAGATTTGAAAATATATATGTTCTTTTAAGATGCATGGTTTACTCCTTACGAAAAGCTAGAGGACCTGTTAATCAACAGATCCTCCAATCTCTTTTAAGACTGTTTGCTTAAACATTTCAAAAGATATTTTTATACTAGTTACTCGTTTGCATGCTTCTCTATCGCCTTGTTCATCATAAATGTTCCATAACTCTTCGCATTCTGCAATTTTATTATCGATTAACTTAAGAATTTTTCCATTTGTCATGTTTAAACTCAACCCCTTTCATAATAGGAGCTGTAATTCTTACGAAAAAGAAGAGCCGCTGTTAAACGGCTTTCCTTTTGTCAATTGGTTTCAATATCCAGATATAAAATTTGTCTTTTTCATCAAATACGTACTTATCTCCTACTTTTTTCATATTACTATATCCTTCAGAACAATCCCAAGTAAACATTCGTACTGGAATGGAATCATCAAGAATGTCCCAAAAACAACCTGGATAATCAGCATTGTTAAAATATTTACGAAGAACATCAATATATTCTCTATAAGTAATTTTATTCTGATTAGTCAGATAATTGTTTAGTTCATTTTCAATTTCCGTCAATTTAAACAATACGTTTTCTTTGCTTGGTTTTAGATACTTTGATAATATCACGTCATAGAAATAATCTTTTTTCATACATTTCTCCTTTCTGGATCTATCGTCCATTATAGGAGCTGTAATTCTTACGAAAAAACTAAAGGGCCTGTAGAATCTACAGACCCAATAGCTTTACTCATACGAGTCCCATGTTTTATCGAATTCCTTGTCGAAGAATTTCCAGTTTTTACTCTTTGGAATTTTAAAGTCTCCAAGAAGCATAGGCTGAGCGTAGATTGCCGCAATTATCAACTTCTTAGGATTGAACCGGTCTATGAACTTTGTATGCTGTAATACGAACTTTACAACATCCATATCATATACGTCATGTCCATCCTGTGCCGTTGCATAGCCGCTAGACCAATCGAGTTTGCTCGGCGCACGCACCTTCCTGTCTTTAGTATATTGAGTACCCCACATAATTCTTCACTCCTTTAATAAAATATAGTACTCTATTATAGGAGCTGTACTTATTACGATTCTTTCTTTTCCGGCAAATACTTATTAAACCTATTGTCATCTCCGACTGTAATATCTTCGCCAAGAACAAGACCAAATTCCTCAATCCGACTAAGAATGGCGGTAGCAAGTTCCTTTTCATGCTTCGGATCGACATAGTTAAAGAATCTGATAGCAGACTTCACGTGTCGTTTGTCCGGCATCGGGAACTTTTTCAACGAAGGAACGCCGTATCTGTGCTTATCGTCTTCATCGAGATCAGAATGCTCCACGGTAACTTCAAGTCCGTTTTCGGTTTCACGAGTATCTACAACCTTACCGATTGCCTGTGCCGAAGGATGATCCCAATTTAGTAAGTCAACGTCCTGCTCCAGCCAGAATCTTATATACTGGCTCTCGATCTCCGTAACATCATGCCCGGCAACAGCTTCCTGCATGATTAGAACATTCCAGATTTTCTTCAGGATTTCTTCCAGAATTCTCCGACTTTCCGGATGTATAAACTGCTTAGGCCTGTGATCCCAGTACCAGTTGAAAATTTCGAAGAGATTGTTATTCTTCCAGCTAAATGTCCACCAGTCTGCAATCATTTCGAAAATATAAGCCAGCGGAATCTGAAGTGTCTTAAATGGAACACCGGTTTCAGGATCATCTTCCAGAAGGATCCAATACTGCCAATGATGCGGATTATGGTGAATATGATGTAGCCAGGCATAATCAAAAGCTACCTTAACCGCATACGATTGATTTCCGCCATAGAAATACTGATCATAAGCTTCGTATTCTTCTTTATCGTATTTTGAAGAATCGTGATTAAATTCGAGCATCGCTGTTTCAATAGCACTTTTTTCTTCCTGAGTAAGTGGAAGATTATCAAGCATCCAGTGAAGGCCTTTATTTACATTTCCGATATGCTCGGCCAAATAATCATCATAAGCTAAACTCATATTGTAGCTCCTCCTTCTGGAATATCAATAGTGTCAAAATGTCTACCCGTCTTTTTAAGACTACTATCATCCTTATAAATCCATATCCGAAGAAACGTTCTAAGATCAAGCAACCAGAGAACGTTGGAATCAGAGTTTGCCTTTATAACAATATATTTGTTACATGAACCAACTCCATACTCTGAAACCTCTACTTCATCACCGACTTTAAATTCGGTTTCTTTAAGTTTTTCTTTTTCTTTTTTCCATCGATTTACCTTATCGATAATATCTTTGGCAGAATTTTCAATAAGAATGTATCCATAATGGTGGACACCAAAGAATTCCTCTAAATCTTGAGCTGACATTCCGCCATTGACAACGGTTATTGCACTCATAGCCTTTCTCATATCTTCAGCGCCCTGAATATATGATTCGTCTCGTTTATGTTCCATACGCTTTTCTTCGGCTTCGAGTTTTGCGAAACTTCCATCTAATTGACTAATAAGATTGCCCACATCTCGTCTAAGAACTTTCCATTGTTCGGTAATTTGTAATACACCACTCATTTTATATTCTCCTCTATTGTTTCACCAATTCTTACCGTTCCGTAATAGGGATTTCCATATATGTCAGCAATTATTTTTCTCTTATCACCATTTGGAAGCAGTGCAAAGAGATTACCATACTCATCCATAACGATTTTCAATTCGGTCATGTTTCTTCATCTTCCTCCTTAGGAATCGGAATAGCATCATAATGTTTGCCGGTCTTACGATAACCTTCAGGATATGTTGTTTCATGAAGGGTTACATTTCGTAAATTTATTAATCTAATAGCTTTTTGATTGTTATATTCGAAAACCTCTACAACAACGTATTTTTCTTTATAGTTTGCATACCTAGAGTCCGTACATTCGACTTCATCGCCTACTTTGAAGTACTGTTCTTTTTCTTTACGCCATGAGTTTAATGATTCAATAATACGTATCGCTGAACAGCGGTCGAGTATGCTTGGAATATAATACGTACCGAATAGTTCTTCCATTTTTTACGGAGTTAGTCCAATTGTACTGGCTTCATAAAGCATCCTATTTGCTTTTCGCATATCCTCAGCGCCACGTTCATATGCAAGTTGTTCGGCTCTGTCCGCCGCTCTGAGAACACCGATAGTAACTTCACTCATTTGTCTACTTCTTCTCCTTCATCGTCCTGTTTTTCATTCGATAAATCTTTCGGTACATACGCCAAAGGAATATAAAGGTAATACATATTAGCTCTCCTCTTTATCTTCAATCATCTTTCCATATGTTGGATCCTTGTCCTTCATATGGATAGCAACGTAAATATCACGAAGCGCCTTATTCAAATCTTCCTCGGCCTGTCTGAGTCGGCACATCGCGTCATTGAATTTTTCGTAGTCCATTGGTTTAACTCTCTTTCTTTAGATTAGCAAGTTCTCGCTCCAACGCCAGAATTCGCTCCTGTCTCTGAATATCGCACGACACCATTTCTGAAAGCGAGATATTGAATTTCTCAGAGATTTTAACTGCACGATCAAGATCTATTGGCGTCTCTCTTCGAAACATTGTTGCCAAATATCCACGACGAAATCCCAATTCATCTTCGAAATCTTGCATTTTTATCTTCTGTTTCTTACAGAAATATTGAGCATTAGAGATCAGAATCTGGGTTGGTGTCACTATAATTCAGTTCCTTTCATATCCTGTAATTGTTCTTCAAGCTCCTGGACTCTTTTTCTCTTTTTCTGAATCTCTTCTTCATAATAAGCGTATCGGTCAAGCCGCGTTTTGCATTCTGCTAATTCTAACGTTATTGCGGCGCATGAGTCCGGTTTAGATAATGTCTTGCAAAAGTTTTTAGCGTCACTGACGTCAACGTTTAAATAATAGCCACCATCAAAGATAAATTCTGTTATCCCAGGATGTATTAAAAGAAACTCTTCATAATCTCTTTTAATTCGGTCTTTAGCATCTTGGTCAAATACCATTCTCCAATCGTTATAACATGAATTATTTACTTTATGCTCAAGCGAGCGTCTACCAGGTCTTATAAAATAAACATATAAACTATTCATATATACGATTGGATACGACTCAATATGCCAAGTGTTATCGACAGCTTTATAAAGATGATAAATTCTATTGTACTTATACAAATGATTGTAATTCAAGAATAAACTCCTTTCATCCACGGATCCGGCACCACACGTCTAGGAAACCCGAAATTTGCCCCAAGCATGGCGACCATAAGTCTAGTGCAAGCCCAATAATCTTTAGTATATTTTATTGCATCTTCCATCGTCTCGAAAAAGTGTATTCCATCACTACATTGGTTTGTACGATCCAGATCAAAGGCTTTCGGATATATAATTTCTCCGGGGCGATAGTTAAATGTCTGATCATATAGAGAAAATGCTGAATTAACATGCTCCGCAATCCCGGTTTTAATTTTACGAATATCCAGAACCCTTGCAACATTTGTTCTATACTGAGATACCACACGAACCATTGTGCCAGTATGATAAGTTAAGGTCACACCGTCGTCATAAGGAACTAAAGGATCAACTACTAGTCGCATCGCATAAGGATAAATCAATACACCAGGATACTTTTCCGGAACTTCAAGTTCGATTAGCACAAAGTCTAATAAGTCTTTATTGATTCCGATTTTATAGCCTTTCAAAAGTTAACTCCCTTCTTCTCAATAACCCACGAATCATCTTGAAATATCGCACTGCTGAAGGTACGTTCCAGTTCACCGATTGCATGATACATGTACCGGACTTTAATGAAATATCCGTCGTTAACCGATTTCACTTCGATTACTTCCATTCGATCGGGAATAGTCATAGTCTTGTGCTTTCGGTAAATGCGATCTCCAACCTTAACTGGACAACGAGGCTTTAGAAAATCTTCAACTGAAACGTCAACAGCTTTTACGTTTTCATCCATTACTTTGTTACTCCTTCAATATAAAGATAGGATTGTGGTGCGAAAATGTTTGAAAGATACACTTTCTGATAACTTAATTTTCCATGATGAAAACCGATTATTTGGCAAGCAAGTTCAGAAGCATTACGTGATAGTCCTCTACTCATACACCATTTTTTAAATGTCTTTTTAGATATCTTCGCGTGCCCTAGTACGATATGTATTTCACCGGATATTTTAGAAAAATCTTCAAGCGGTATTCTGGCGTAGTTAATTATAGTGCTTTCGGGCTCTTCGGTAATAGGCTTGAATCCAGACCATTCCATAGGTTCTCCATACGTTCCATCTTCGTTTATCGGTGTTATTATCATACCGTATTTCGAAGTTGATTGTTCATCAGGCCCCACGATACTTTTCCTCCATTAAAAGCATTCTTCGTCCATTCGGTTCCTTAATCCAAAGTTCTTTTCGGTAGTATTTAGTATCTAATGGCATCTTCTTAAAAGCTTTTTCGGCCTCTGCTCTGTCAGTCCAGGAGTCTTCCCACAAATCTGAAATATAGCCAGTAGGTTCTCCCGGACAAACCTTAGTCAAAGTCAAGACATAGATCGTTGTGTTCATTCGGTTCTACCTCCCAGTAATAGCTTGGTACGCAGGTTCCCGGTCGTTCCTGAAATATAAATCGTTCAGGGTGATTCTCTGGATCCTTACATTCGCCATACTTTGCACATTCTGGCTGAAGGGTATGACTGCACACATGGTCCGTTCCTGCAACAGGGTCTTCTCTATGAACGCAGTATGGATGCAAGTAACAAGGCATCCCGTTACCTTTGCAAATATAAACTACGTCGGGTTTGTCAGTCATTGTTTTCCTCCCATTGGCGAAGCATTTCTTCAGCTCGTTCTTTATTGATAGGCGGAATGCAAATATAAAGTCTTCTTATCATTTTTCTTCCTCCATTTTTCCAGGACATTGATCCGATCTCTTTGTTAATCCATCTCTTGCTAAAATATCCAGTTTCGGATCGATCATACATTTAAGCTTAAGAGGCCCGTATCCTCTTGAGACACGAACCTCTTTAAATGGACAGCTTATGCAATTTTCAGGAGTCGGAATCTCGAAGTGAAATATCATTTTGCCTCCCAATACTCCGGTTTCTCGGAACCTTCTCGAACGGCGTAAATCGCTTCGAGACAGGTATTGCACGGTTCTTGAGCTTCGAAGGAAAAATCCTCATTAGGGAATTTATGTGCATAGTGCTTACAAAGATGGCACCATTTATCGAAGTGCACTTCCTTATCACTAGCATCCATATTTGTCAAGTTCCTTTCGTAGACGTTCTGCAGAATAAATGAGTAGTTCATCTTTTGTCAGCGTAGAACGTTCCAATAAATCATTCGTGATAACTTGTTGGGCCGTAACCTGTTTATTGTACTTTGTTCGATCGAACATCTGTAAAATACAATCGTTCCAAAGACCAAATCCCGCTCGCATTGTTATTTCACAATTCGGGTGTTCCTGCAAATGTCCGATCGTCCATTCGGCAAAAGTTTTCTTTTCGTCCATTGCGTTCCTCACTTTTTAAGAATAATCTCTACTCCTACGCCGTTCATCACGTAGAAGCATCCGTTCTTTTCAAGCGTGCTCAAATCCTGTTTTGGATATCCTGGATTAATTGTCTGCAAGACCGCGTTAATTTGATCCACGGTCCCGATCACAATCATATTTTGTGTTTCTGTCATTTGTTTCTCCTCATTTCACAAATATCAACCAGAACGGAACCCAGTAGATAGCTAACAGAATCAGAAACGTCAGCATTGCATATGTGATGTTAACTGATCTCTTATGCTCAGCGCTCCACTGAAGTCCCGTCTGCAGAATAAACCAGACAAATAGAATCAGTCCGGCGAAAATATAATTCATGGATCATTCTCCTTACTCCACCGAATAATCCATAGCCAATGTCAAAGCCGTGGAGCTGTCCATGCCAAGTTTACGAAGTTCGGCAAGGATTTCATCACGGCGCTTTTTGTCTTTATTATGAATTGCCTTTGCGAGTTTATAAATATATTCTTCCAATGGTCCCATAAGACTCAAGTTCCTTTCATAAAGTTGTCCATCGTTTTTCGATATTTTTCTACACATTCCGGGCACAATAGTACGTCATACGTTCCGTCAATATAACCATTCTCGGTAATTGAACACATAGTAGCTTTTTGCCACCACATGCCTTCTTTCCATGGAACAGTTTTTCTACATGCTTCACATGTGACTTCAGTTCGTGTTCCCATTTTTCATTTCCTTTTCTTTATAACGTTCGGCGTCTTTTTGCCAGGCTTTTTCGATTTCGGTCATTTTATGATTTTTATCAGCTTCTTTCAGTTTATGTTCACGTGCTTTTCGCCAATGCTCGTAATGAAACGTATCAGGAATTGAAAAATAAAAATTATACGAGTTTCCGAATATATCAGGACTATAATAAAAACGTCCCTTGGCTAAGTCAACTTTATCGTGTGAGTTTTCATAAATTTCTAAAAATTTCTGAAAGCTTATTTTTTCTAAGCAACCAGATTTGTAATTACGATAACATTCAAAGTACCAATAAGCACAAATGATAATTATTAGGCCTATTACAAAACTAACTCCATACAGTTTAATCATTTATTCTCCTCCTGCTTTTCCTTAGATTCGATCATCCAACCGAGATAAACCTGGGCTTTCTTCAGGTCCTCAAGGCCGTTCTTTTCACGAAAGCGCCAGCAATATTTAATAACATTTCCTTTACAATAACCTTGGAACTCTTCAGGAGTCATGGAGGCTTCGATCGCTTTGATACACTCGATTCCGCCTTGGCAATAGTGAGACGGATGTTCTACGGCGTTTGACTCGGTCGTAGAGCTTTTCCATTCATAACATTGCATTAGTGGAGATTGGCCGCAATTGTCGCATGCTTCTTTTGTATTCTTAATATATTTGTTTACGCATGGAAGTATTTGATACGTGCAGTGTGATGGTGTATCACACACATACCCACAATCAGCTGTCATATGATTCAAGCAGACTCTATCTGTTTCATTTTGAAAAATACAATCAATCACTTCTTATTCCTCCTCAATCTTTGATCGTTCATTTAATATTTCATCAATCATTAGCTCGCCGCACGCCATCGTAATAGCCTCGCTCATTTTATCTAGTTCACCACTTGTGCTAAACAGGCCATGAGCTTTCATTATTCCAAATGCTTTTACTAGTTGCATTGCAGCTTCGCGTTTTGTCATCTTATTTCTCATTCCTCCAATCACAAAATCGCTCAAACCATTCGTCATGGCTGAGATGTAGGAATATCAGAATCTTTCTCCACCATGGGAACATCCAGGCC